CTCAGTTTAGAAATTATAGATTTTTCGTGTGCGACAATGTAACTGAGGACACTATTCCTCATTTTCTTATATTTATTCATCATCTTATCTGACTTGCATAATGAGATGTGCTTGTCAAAGGTTGTGTAGACGTGTGCCAGGAAGTCATTATACTTCCTTTTCGGTGCCTTCGAGTCAGTTTCAAAGGATTGTAATAGTTCTGTAACTTGTGGGTTCATCATTCTAACTTATAATAAGGAGCAGAAATAACTGATTGCGAAGAAGCATATAAAATAATATCTTCACATACTTGATTTCTTTTATCATTATTCGATATTTCAGTAATAATTTTATACAAATAATAATTAGATCCCATTGCATAATAAAAACCTTCAATTTCTCCCTTTTTCACTTTATTTTCAATCAAATCTGTATATTTTTTTTCAGTAAATCCTGGTGAAGTTTTTTTTATAAGTTCTTTTACATTAGATTCTAAGGTCTGCCTAGCAGCACCACCACGACTAAGAATTAATCTAACATCTGGAACTTGATCAAGATCGTGTAATTTTAAAATCAAATTGAGAGAACCTAAACCAACCTTTCCCTGATTTGCACTTGCACCTTTTACTTCACCCTGAAATCCAGTAGTAGCCTTTGGTCCATCAAAACTCCTAAATTGAATCTCGACATTAGGTTTAAACTTCATATAAAGATCTGCACCAACTACACCTTTTCTATTGAAATTTTCAAAGATATGATCTCTCGCAGTTTTTGGATCTACATTTTTAGTTGATAGTTTTGCCTTTCCAGTAATTTTTTTAAGAGACACTCCAAACATTATTGGTCCCTGACCCTCACCAATTAACCTATGCATCATACATTGATTCAATCCTTTCAAAGTATTCTCTTCATCCAAACACTTATGTTTATAATTTTTGGTAGTAACATAAATGTCTGCAGGCGACCATTTGTTAATATCAATTCTCACCTTCTCCTCTTTTTTAACTCTTTTAAAAGCGTCCTCAATATATTTTACTTCTGCTCCACCTCTATGAAACTTGACTCCTTTATTTTTTAGTCCACTAAATTTTTCCCATAGTTCATTTGCACCTTTCACACATGATTCGTGCCATTCATCATTTAAAGTTTTAATGTTTGCAATTGTGTCATCAATATCATACATACTACTTGCAGATTTAATATTTTCCTCATTGAAATCTGCAGAAGTTATTTTATCCCCTTTCATAAAAGCAATAGCTGCATATACTGCTTGACCACACTCAAACTTTTTAGTCTCCGCAGCACCTGCACCAGAACCTCCACGTTTTCCTTTAAATTTAAATCTAATAACCGAATTATTAGTTTCTTTTATCTTAATTCCAGCAAATGTAGATCCTGGAACAGAACCAATAACAAAATCAGAAGAACCAAAAGATGGTGGATTATTATCGTCGTTATCACCTTGCTTTAACTTAGCATCTTTAAGTGCCTGAACCATATCTGCACGAGCACTTACCCTATCATCAACTTTAACTAAAATTGTAGTAACCTTTTGACGAGCACTTTCAACTTCAGTATCCAATGATTCAGATACTTTATTTACCGCTAACAATACTTCGGATAAAGTTGCCATAATACTTTTTTGAAGTATTTAGAATGGAGTTAAGCGGACTCGAACCGCTGACATCCTGCTTGCAAAGCAGGCGCTCTACCAACTGAGCTATAACCCCTTGAGATAGTCCTTTTCAGTTTGATAAGGAACTATTTCTCCAGTGTAATGTTTGATTCCTTCTTGAATATCAGGAATTAACCACTGGTCAACCCGATAACAATATTGCCAGTTAACGGGTTGAATACAATTCATTATAACAACTGACCAAAATGCTGTCAAGTAGTTAAGAATCGTGTACATCTTTTTCTAGTTTTTTGACTCCTTTACTTGTCCACAAAGCGGCAAGAATGATAATAGCATAGAACAGAGTGTCATCTAGCATCACTAGGAAAAAAATGATTGAACCACCATACTTGATTACATCAGGTAAAGGTGATATGACTTTGGCAAAAAGATTTCGATAAGTCTGCTCAAACTTAAAATATCCAAGAAGAAAGATTGTAACTACAAACTCACTATATGGAACAACAAAATAAAGTGAGAGGAAAATAAAGAGAGGCCAGTAGTGCCTCTCTGGTATCTTTGCTGCAAGTTTAAGATACTTATGAATCAGTTTCTTCACTTAAAATTTCCTCAAGTTGATTATCAATTTGAACGATTGCTTCACGAATCTGAGAAACTCTTTCCGAAATACACTTAGGATCATAAGTATATCCTTTAGTATCAGTAAAGAGTGATTGCCGAACTGCTGCTGCCTGATAGACAGATAATTCTAGCGTTACTTTCTTTTCTTCACTCACAGGTCTCCCTCCGCACGATTCTCAGAATAGTATACATCAAATGCACCACCAGGATAACGCTTTTCCAGTTTAGTTACATTGCGAGCAACTACATCATCGAATGAAACTTCGAGTGCCATGCAGGCTTGAGCAACGTACCACATAATATCACCGAGTTCAATAATAAGATGCTCACGGTTATCGTCATTCCAAGGTTTTCCTTGGAAAACCATCTTCTTGATGATTTCAAGAAACTCCCCACCTTCAGCATTAATACCAACACCTGCAGTAAGTAGTCGCTCAATATTGGCACCCTTCTCATCAAGGGTAACAAGGCGGTCGGAAAGTGCGACAAAATCAGTAGAGGCATCGCTAGTAACCGCATCAACAAATTTTTGATATCGTTCAAAATCAATTTTTCTTTCAGACATAGTAAATTTAGTTCCTTCAGGTGTATCTTCTTTGCTAATTGAAATGGTCATAAGTCCAAAGGTTGTTGTTGATTTTCTTTTAGTTGTTTTAGTTTTGGGGGAGGGAAGATCTCATCAAATTCTTCTTCAGAAACTTCTTTCCAAGAACCACCGATGCCACCATCCATATTCACAACAATATCCCGTGTGGGAAGTTGCTTACCAAAAGATACATCAATGATATCACCAGGGTAAGGAGTGAACTGATAGTAGTGACCCTCACCTCTCATGGCAACAAGATTGGTTGCGTCCCGTAAAGATCCACAATCAGCAATCTTTTTGCCATCAGGATTAAATATAGAATAAAAACCGTTCATTAGAATTTGAACCCTTCAAAAGATTTTTTGGGTTTGTCTTCGTTATTATACTCCTCTTCCTGCCCAGAGTCAAGTATATCACTTTGTGCTGTTTGTTCACAATCATAAAGACGCATTTTCGCACGATCAATACCAACGATAAATCTTTTATTAATAGAAATATCGTTATACCTATTCTTTAATTGCTTAACCATTATTTGACCAAGTTGTTCAAGCTCCTCAGTGCTAATAAGGGCAAACATAAGATCAGCAGTAGCAGGGAGACCAAAGGACTCAGAAGTGTCAGTAAGGTCAACGTCACTGCTACCATAACCAGAACGAGTGGTCTGGGTGGCAGATACGATAGGGACCTCGGCTTCGACAGCCAACCCTCTAAGCTCCTCTGCAATAGATTTAATATAGCTATATGAATTGATAGAACCACCTTGCTTATAACGGGAGGAAGCGCATATATTAAGGTAATCAATGAAAATAATATCAGGTCTAAATGACTTCTTAAGTGCAAGTTCACTAAGAAGTGCTTTAAAGTGTCCACTATGTGCACTCGCAGTTGGATATTCCTTAATTATAAGTGACCCCTGTGTCTTTGCTGCCAACTTAGTGATTTTATTCTCAAACGATGACTTGGGAAGTTCTGTCAGGTCTTGGATTGGGACATTGAGAAGGTTGGCGTCAATTCGTTCAGCAATTTTCTCTTCTGCCATCTCCATTGTAATGTAGAGAACGTTCCGTCCTTGGAGCAACACGGAGCTAGCAACATGGCACATGAATAAAGATTTCCCGACACCCGTACCAGCAAGTGCGATGTTAAGAGTCTTGTTAGGTAAACCACCTTTTGTGATTTTGTTGAAATATTCGAGATCAAACGGAATCTTGTCCTCTTTCTTGTGATAGAACTCATATCTTTCTTCGTAGTTTTGTAAGTAGTCGTGTCCAATGTTATTGTCAAATGAAACCGCCAGTGCATCAGAAAGAATGCTGGGAATGGCATCCCGATTCTTCTTCTCATCATTACCATCAGCAATATGGATCGATTCCATCAGGGCAAGATAAATCGCACGGTCACGGCACCACTTTTCGGTGGTGTCCAGTAACCATTGGTGATCTACTGGAGAGTCTGTGAATGAGTTACAAATATCTCTTGTCTCTTTGATTTCACTCTCGTTTAGATCAGTTCGATTCTCAACCTCAATATTTAGTGCTTCGGTTGTGATTGCCGATCCATACTTTACAATAAACTGAGTAATCTCTTCAAAGATTACCTTTTCGGTTCTTTGCTCAAAATAAGTGGGTTCAATAAATGGAATAACTTTCCGAGAATAATCTTCGTTATGTATTAAGTTTCTGAGAATTGTTGTTTCAATTCGTTCCATATGAGAATTCAGTCTTTGCAATTTGATCAAGTTTTTCCATTACCTCTGGGGTAAAATATGCCTCTGGTTCTTTAAGGATTGCCTTAGCATAGACTTTTTTTCCGTCGATTTCATATCGACCTGCGACATTCTTCCAAAGTCCACCGATCTCACCGAGTTCAAGAAGACCGTAATAACGATCAAGACCACGCTCATCGTAATAAAGACGCACCGTAACATCTTGGTTCTCCTTGCTTAAACGCGACTTAGCAGTCTTTGCCTTGATAAGATTTCCGACAATTTCTGTTCCGTCTTTCTCTTTCTTCTTTGAGAGATGGATGATAGTAGAAGCAGCATACTTAAGACCAGAACCGCCTCCCATCTCTTTTGTAGGAACGTAAGCGCCAATGACATCGTAGGTGTGGTTAGTAACAATCATAGGAATGTTTGCCTGACCCAACTTAAGAGTGAGCATACGGAAGGCACCT